CAAGAATTGGTTAAAGAAGTACAGAATGTCTTCGATCCGACACCGAATAAAGGTAAAGGCTACGGTTTAGCTCCGATCGGGCATACTGTTACGGTCGAAGCGGCACAAGAAGTTGTTATTAACTACGAGATACCGGTCGTTATGACAGCTGGACATGAACCGAACGAAATTAAAGAAGAACTTACTAAGCGTATCGAAGAACGTTTGAAAGCCCGTCGTAAAGAATGGACGACTCAAGACGAGACTCAATTCTTAACGGTTAGAACTTCTATCGTAACTTCCTTAGCCGTAGACCTCGATAAAGTAGTCGATGTAGGCGATATTAAAATTAACGGTCAAAAAGTTAAGCGCCTCGACTTACAGCCTAATCAAATACCTAAACTCGGTACTGTTACGCTAATTAAAGGTTAAGCATTATGACAGTATTCGATAATTATAAACGCATCATCGACTTATCCGAGTTTGCCGTTCCGGTATCGGGTAACGTCGCCGAGATGCAAGAAATATATAGAGTCGAGAGTATCGAGATGCAAGCCTTATGGAACACGATGGTCGAGATCTTTAGAGAACAGTTTATTATGACGGCGGAATCTCATGGCTTAGAACAATGGGAAGAAATTCTCGATATTATCCCAGAAGTCGACGATACGATCGACGACCGACGCTTTAATATCTTATTAGCTCTTGCCGGTCAAAGACCTTATACCGAAATTAAGTTAAGAGAACTTCTCGACGGTATTTGCGGTAAAGGAAACTATCAGATCATCGAGGATTATAAGAACTATAACGTTCATTTCAAGGTAGCTCTCGGCGTTAAACGTCAACGTAATGCTGTTAATAAGCTATTAAAAGATTTAATTCCGATGAATCTGATATACGATGTTGAACTACTCTATAACCGGCATATCGATTTAAGCAGATATACGCATAAGGAACTCGCACAATTTACTCATTTTGCATTAAACCAGGAGGTTCTACCTAAATAATGGCTACCTATACAAATAAAATAAATTTACTTAAACCTGCCGAAACAGAAAAATACGACGTAAACCTCAGAAACGATAACTGGGATAAAATCGATAAAGCTATCGGCGATGCTAACGACGCTCTTAAAAAACATAAAGAAACTAGCCCGATCGATCATCCAGACGGTAGTGTTACGACTCCGAAGCTACGCGATAAATGTGTAACGCCGGCTAAACTTAGCGAAGAACTTAACTTAAAGTTAAAAAACGACTTCGTTAAGCGTAGTGGCGATACTATGCAAGGCAATTTAACTCTTAACAACTCAAGTATCGGCTTTAATAATGGAACTGGCATTTACGATACAAAAATTAGGATTGCGTCTAATGGCAATTTCGATATCGGTGTAACGGAAGATTCCGCTAATAAAAATGCTACTTCTCAGCTATTACTACATAGCCAAAATAAGCCTAAATGGTACAATTCCGCTAATGGCGGTAAAGTATTAGCTACTGAAGAATATGTTAATACCGAAACCGCTAAATACTTACCGTTAGCCGGCGGTACGATGAAAGGCGATATTACATTTAAGCGTAACCAATCATCTATTAAGTTGGATGGTGGCCCTAATAAAATGCATTCTATCAGCATAGGCGGTACTAACGGCGAAAATCTCGATATTGGATCTGCTCAACAAACATCAGAAGCTAACCTATGCTGCTATAATCGTCCAGGCTGGTATGGTAAGGATAAGACGAATACGTTTAAACCTTTCTTATTCGACGACGATATGGTGATTACGTCCGGTACTATTGCTCACGACCAATTACTACCGATTCCGGAAGGCTTCCGTGAAGAAGAATGCAACTGGATATTAACGGTAGCTGAATCTCAACCTAATCTTGGCGAACAGAATAGCCGCATATATATAGAGGCCGGTCACTTTGGCGTGAGTGTAATTTGTAAACGTGAGGGCCGTAAGGTTATAGTCGGTACACAATATCACACAGGGTCCGGAAACGTAGATTATTACCGAGGTAAGAGTTGGTTCCCAGGCGTTGCTAACTATGTATGTATTGCTCGACGTCGTTTCCAATAAGGAGTTTAGATAATGGAACAAGTTAAACGTAAAGACGAAACATTATATCTAGGCTCTGACTGGGCTCGAGGTTACGAAATTAAGGGCGGTTTCGACCTTAAAGATGCGACTGTCGTATGTAAGTTCCGCGATAAGAACGATAACCTTCTTTTCGAAGCAGAATGTACGATACAAGAAAATTGTATCTTCGTATCGGTACCTTCTGCACTTAGCTTAACGATGCCTCGCACTATACGACAAGGTCGCTACGATATTTTTATCGTCGGGGCAACGTTTACCCATAAAATCATTATGGGTTCCGTTATGTTCGTTCCCGACGTTAGTATGCACTAGGAGATTATTATGGGTAAAAATATAGAAATTATCCCGATCGAGATAAAATGTCCGAAGCCTACCGAAGTCTTACTGTATGGCATGAAGAAAGGTCCGAAAGGTGATCCCGGTAAGGACGGTATCGACGGTAAAGACGGTCTTCCTGGCCCGCCCGGCCCGAAGGGCGATAAAGGTGATCCTGGCGATCCTGGTGCTCCCGGTGAAAAAGGCGAACGTGGTCCTCAAGGCTTACCTGGATTAAAGGGTGATCCTGGTGAACCCGGTCCTCAAGGCGATGCGTTTACTTATAACGATTTCACTCCGGAACAACTCGAACGTCTCAAGGGCCCTAAGGGCGATAAAGGCGATACTGGTGAACGCGGCGAACAAGGTTTCCGTGGTGAACGTGGTGAAGCCGGTCCTAAAGGATCGCAAGGTGAAAGAGGTCCTCAAGGTCCTCAAGGGGAACCGTTTACATACGATAAATTTACGACCGAACAATTAGCTTTACTTAAAGGCCCTAAAGGTCCGAAGGGCGATACTGGTCCTCAAGGTCCTCGTGGCGATGCATTTACCTATAACGACTTTACCGAAGAACAGCTCGAACGTCTTACTGGTCCTAAAGGCGAACGTGGTGAAGATGGTCGTAAAGGTGATAAAGGCGATCCTGGCGAAGTCGGACCACAAGGTCCGGCTGGTCCTCGTGGTTTAACTGGCCCAGAAGGTCCTCAAGGGGAACCTTTTACATATAATGATTTTACGAGAGAACAGTTAGAGCTATTAAAGGGCCCTCAAGGTGATAAAGGCCCGGAAGGTCGTCGTGGTAAAGATTTTAAATACGAAGACTTTACTCCAGATCAACTAAACGCCTTACGCGGTCCTCAAGGCCCTAAAGGCCCTAAAGGTGATCCTGGTCCGATAGGCGATCCATTTACATATAACGATTTCACTCAAGAACAGCTCGAAGCACTCAAAGGCCCCGCTGGCCCAGAAGGCCAACAAGGTCCAGTAGGTCGCGCTTTCACTTACGACGACTTTACGCAAGAACAACTTAAAGCGTTACAGGGACCAGCTGGCGATAAAGGCCCTAAAGGCGATCCCGGTCCTAAAGGCGATCCGTTTACCTACGATGATTTCACTGAAGATCAATTATCTAAATTAACAGGCCCTCCAGGCGAACGTGGCGAAGCTGGCCCTAAAGGTGAAGCTGGTCCTCGTGGTGAAGCTGGACCTCCTGGTCCTAAAGGTGATACTGGAGAACGCGGTCCAGAAGGCCCTATTGGTAGAGCATTTACGTATGACGACTTTACTCAAGAACAATTAGCTTTACTTAAAGGCCCGGCTGGTGAACGTGGCGAACAAGGCCCTATTGGTCCAGAAGGTCCTCGTGGTCCTAAAGGTGATATCGGCCCAGAAGGCCCTCGTGGTGCAGATGGTGATATTGGTCCTATGGGCCCTCGTGGCGCAGATGGTCTTCCGGGGCCAAAGGGTGACGATGGTCCTCCAGGTCCTAAGGGCGACGATGGCAAGCCATTTACATACGATATGTTTACGCCGGAACAACTTAATGCACTTAAAGGACCAGCTGGTGAACGTGGTCCGGAAGGTCCTCCAGGTCCCGCTGGCCCAGCCCCCGATATATCAAAATTCGTTATTAAAAACGACTTCCAGTTACTTCTCG